TTGCGCTCGCGTTTAATTTGTGGCAAATGGTGGCTTGATCGACCTTACTAAAATATGAGAAAAGTAGACAAACGAACTGAGGAAAACATCAAAAAATTAAAACTATTTTTAAAAAATGGCATCGACATTAAATTTCACGACCAAAAGAGGGGACACGTTCAAACAAACGGACTTTCAAATAAACGTTAACGAGGCACCTCTCAACCTAACTGGTGGCGATGTTAAAATGCAGCTCAGAAAAGAGGCGGGCGGTGTCGTTGCCCTTGAGGTGCCAATCACTATATTTGACGCTACAAATGGCGAGTTTTGTATTGATGAGCAAATCATAGATATACAGGCTTGCACCTACAAATATGACATTCAAATCACTCAAGCGAGTGGCGAGGTTGATACTTGGATAAGTGGACTCTTTACAGTAACCGACGACATCACACGATAAAACTATGGCGGATAACGTTAACATTATAGTACAAGACACAATTAACGACATCGTCGTAAATGCAGCCGTTGTAGTTGAGACCATCGACATAAACGTACAAGCTGCGGTTGACGAGGTGCAGATTATAGCCAACCCGAACAACTACGTTGTAAATATCAACCGAATTATTGGCGAGCAAGTTCAAAGCGATTGGGATCAAACGGACAACCAAGCTCCCGACTACATAAAAAACAAGCCTACAATCCCAACTGCAACGAGTGATTTAACAAACGACGGAAGCGATGGTATCAATCCATTTATAACGGCTGCTGATATTCCTCCAGTAACAGGCTTTGTTCCTTACACAGGCGCAACGGCAAACGTGGACTTGGGCGAGTTTGAGATTAAGGCGGGGCAAGTTACACTTGACACATCGCCAACAGGTACGGCAGCGGTTGCAACAACACGATGGAACGACTCAATCGGAAGCACCGAAACGACTTTGAAAGGCGGCAGCGTAGTACTAAAAAATGGGGTTGATTTAGTTGCTCGTGTAGTGAATAAAGTTACACCAAACACAACGCTCACAAAGGCAGCGTATCAAGCGGTTAGAATAAGCGGGGCGCAAGGTCAACGCTTGGCGGTTGCATACGCTCAAGCGAATAACGATAACAACTCAGCCGATACAATTGGAATTGTTTGCGAAACGATAGCGACCAACCAAGAGGGGTTTATTTTAACCGTTGGGCAATTAGAGGAAATAAATACAACAGGCTCTTTGCAGGGCGAAACGTGGGCGGATGGCGATGTACTATATTTGTCGCCTACAACTGCGGGGAGATTGACTAACATTAAGCCAACAGGCGCAACAGGTCACATTGTTGTGATGGGTTACGTTGAGTATTCGCATGCAGTACACGGAAAAATTTACGTTAAGATTATGAACGGATGGGAGCTTGATGAGCTTCACAACGTGTCTATAACATCGCCTGCAAATAACGAGGGGTTATTTTACGACTCAGCCGATTCACTTTGGAAAAACGAAACAATTGCAAGTGCGCTCGGTTATACACCTGTAACAAATGCACGCACAATAAGCACAATTGCACCACTAAGCGGAGGCGGAGATTTAACTGCAAATCGAACGCTATCTATAACGCAAGCAAGTACGTCAACCGATGGGTATTTAAGTTCGACCAATTGGAATACATTTAATAATAAAGCAGATGATAGTTTAGTAGTACATTTAGCAGGTACTGAAACAATTACAGGTAAAAAAACATTTAATCCTTCAGTAACTGCTTCGGCTGCTTTGGCTCAAGGTACAATTTTTACACCTACATTAACCGCTGCTGCAAATAGCGATGTTTTAGTTGGTTTAGAAATAAATCCAACTTTTACACTCGGAGCATTTACAGGAACAAATAGTGTAGGATTAACAATAAGAAAAGGAAAACTTCAAGTTTTAAATGGTTGGACAGGAAATAATCCAAATACTGATGTTGCTTGTTTTGGAAATCCTGTTTTAGCACAAAATCAATTTATTTCGGTTGATTCACTTGCAGGAAATCAAGCAGGAGTTATTTTTAGAAGTCAATTATCAACAAGATGGACACAATATAGAGATGCTACTAATTCAAATATGAATTTTTTAAGTGCTTCAACAGGCACAAGCGCATTAGCATTATTCTATTCAACTGCAAATGTTGGAATTGGAACATCAACCGACGCAGGCTTTAAATTAGACGTAAACGGCACGGCGAGGGTTAGGACAAGTTCAGGAAGTTATGTTGCGGCTTTAACTGTTGAAAATACAGGAACTGCATCAGTTGATTTTAAAAATGTTGCTATGTTTATGGGGGCAAGAGGTAATTCAGCCGACCCTGATGACAATACAAATATAGGTATTTGGCAAAAAAACAATACGGTTAATAATTATGGAATAGTTAACTTTTTTAATACCGCAGGTAATTTATCATCCTTTTTTGGTTGTCAATATGTTTCGCACGGAGCTTCTCCAACAGGAAATTTAATTTTTGGAACTGTAAACGCTTCCATAAAATCTGAAAAAATGCGAATTTTCGCAAATGGAAACGTAGCTATAAACACCACAACCGATATATCAAGTGCGATTCTAAATATAACATCTACAACAAAAGGATTCCTACCACCGAGAATGACAAACGCGCAACGTTTAGCGATTGCAAGTCCTGCCGTTGGTTTAATGGTGTATTGCACCGATGCAGTAGAGGGATTATATGTAAACAAATCCACAGGGTGGACATTCGTAATATAATAAATAAAAAAATGGCACAAATACAACCGATTAATTTTCCCTTTACAGGCGAAGCGACACAACTAAAAGTTTTAATACTTAACTTTCCAACCGATGCGAATACTTGCACAACTTACAACGAACTATTAACCGACGAAGGTGTAATGTGTGCTAATTGGAACTACACCTTAACCGATGAAGAGTTTTCGGATTGGGGTAGCGATAACATTTGGGTTGAAACTTGCGTAGCAAAAGATAAAAACATTACTATTTTAACATACTAAAAATGGAAGAGTTAAACGTACTTAAACAAGCGATTGAAATTGCAGTAAAAGCGGGAGTTTATCAAATGGCTGACGTTGTTGCTTTGTCGCAAATACTTGACAAATTAGCGGCTAAATTGCAAGACGATGAAACAAATTAAGGAGCATTTACTGCCGATTATTCTAATCGTTTTGGGGATACTTGACCAAACGACTCACTTACTTGTTGATTTAATTAGCCAAGTAGGATTGCCCGATTATTTTGGAACAATCCTAAAAATTTCAGTTATAGTATTGGGAGGGATTAAGTTATACCTTTCGCAGCCAAACAAATTTAACTCATGAGCAACATTGAAAGCGAGCGACTGGATCGCATTGAGCAGCACCTTAAGCAATTAAAACTCGATAGCGAGATTCGCTCAAACGACATAAGAGAAATTAAACAAGCATTACTCGGTAACGATCTCAACGGATTTCGTGGCCTTGTTTGGAAAATATCCGACATCGACACGCGAGTAATTGACCTGGAGGAGAACGATGCCGAGCTTAAAGTCTACATCAAACAAGCCAAAGTCATCGCCGTAGCGTTTACCGCTGCGCTCGTTACGTTACTATTTAAAGCATTTGCAAAATGAAACTAAATAACGCGGGTTATCGACTGATTTGTAAATTCGAAGGGTTTAGCTCCAAACCGTACCTTTGCAGCGCAAAAGTGCCGACGATTGGCTACGGCAATACTTACTACACAAACGGCAAAAAGGTCACGCTATTGGATAAGCCAATCACGGAACTCGAAGCGTTTGAGATGTTTAAAGTAATTGCGGACAAATTCGCTGCAAGAGTGAGTAAATTAGTAACGGCTCCACTTGATCAAGGACAATTTAACGCGCTTGTGTCTCTTTGCTATAACATAGGCCCTGCCAACTTCGAGAAATCCACGCTTTTACGCAAGGTAAATTTTAATCACTTTGATCCGTCAATCCGTGAGGAGTTTCTAAAATGGAACAAGGCGGGCGGTAATGTTTTAAAAGGTTTAACTATTCGACGCAAAGCCGAAGCCGATATATATTTTGGAGAATAGCAAAATCACATACAAGGGCGAAATCGCTCGCGAGTATATCGCAAAGTTTCCAAAGTCATCAACGATGGCAATCTCAAGACTATTGCACCAGGATTACCCGATTGATTTTACAAGCGTTGACAATGCGCGAAATGTTGTAAGATTGCACCGAAACGAGAAGGGAGATAGGAAGCAAAAAGACGCGGTCGGCGAACGTACTGACAAAGAAAAAAAACAATTTATGAGTAAAGAGTTTGAGTTACCCGAAAGCGACTACGAGAAACAAGGCACGGTTATCGTTCCAAACAAAAATATCCTCTTTTTAACGGATATACACTTTCCTTATCAAAATAATGACGCGCTTCGACTTGCTATCGACTACGGCAAGGCTGAAAACGTCGACTGCGTTTACTTAAATGGGGACACTATCGACATGTATATGCTTTCGCGATTTATTAAGGATCGCCGCTTGCGAAATATGGCCGACGAGTTGGAGATGACACGCAACTTTTTAAAGAATTTACAGGATCACTTCCAATGCCCGATTTATTTTAAGATTGGAAACCACGAGGATCGCTGGCAAAACTTCCTTAAAATGCAAGCTCCCGAGTTGTTAGGAATCCCCGATTTTGAACTTGCAACGATTTTACGCTTTGGCGAGTTTGGTGTGCAAGAGGTTAAGTCAAAACAAATCGCAAAGGCGGGTAAATTGCCACTACTACACGGACACGAATTTTTTAGCGGCTTTGCGCCACCTGTTAACCCAGCGCGTGGCCTTTATATGAAAGCAAAAGAGTCTTGTATTATTGGCCACCACCATAGAACGAGCGAACACACGGAGGTCAATCTTAGCGGAGAGGTTACAACGACTTGGTCAGTCGGTGCGCTTTGTGGATTAAGCCCGGAATATCAGCCTTATAACAATTGGAACAACGGCTTTGCCCACATTCACGTTGAAAAAACAGGCGATTATGAGGTAAACAACTTGCGAATAGTCGAAAATAAAATCCGATAAAATGAGATATTTATTTATATTGCTATTATTGGCGAGCTGCGGAGCGCGTAAAGTGAACAAAAGCACAACCGAAACCGAGACAAAAACCGAAATAACCGTAACTGATTCCTCAAAAGTTGTAACTTTTACGGATTCAAGTAGCACAATTTGCACGGATGAGTTTGAGATCACGCCAGTGGACACACTCAAGCCTATTGTTATTATAGACTCGCAAGGCAAAAAGACCACAATTAAGAATGGCCGTATTAAGAAACGAACGCAAATAAGCCGATTTAAGGCAGTTAAATCTCAAAGCCTACACAATACACGCAAAACTCAAAAAACTGCGACACAATCGACTAAATCAAGCCAAAAACACGTTGAGCGCAAAGAGTCATTCGGTTGGTTGTGGTTGATTCTTATTATTGCGGTAATTCTCTACATTTACCGCCGCTTTTTTATCTCCCGATTTATTTAGAATTTGTATAAATAAGCATTAAAAATAAACTTTGTTTAATTTTTTGTTGTTTAATTAATTTATTGTTATAGATTTGCTCCAACAAAATCAAACAACTATGAAATACTTTTTACAACATCGCAAACCGCAGTACATTTTTTGTTTAATCATGGCCGCTTATTTTATCGGTCAACTAATCTTTAGATCATAATGGAAAACTTAGAACTTGAAATCAAAAAACACGAACGCGCAATCAAAATACTTGAGGCGTTCAAAGAAAGCGACCGACGCTTTAATGACCATAAAAATCGAATCGAACGTAACGAGCGTTTATTTGGTTGGGATGTGCAAGACTGGAATAAACAACGAATGATTGCTAACTTTAATATCGGCTTAAGATTGGCCCGAATGTATGAGAACTTATAGACTTTACTATTACACCGAGCAATACGATGAGTGCTACGATTACGACATCGATATTGAAGCCAGCAGCATAGCCGAGGCAATACTTATTTTTAATCAATCCTCAATTGTTTGCAAGCGCGTGTGGCGTGTTGAGGAGTTACCATTTAGACACAAACGATGAGAAACGAACGAGGCGCAGGCCGTAAAACTAAATTTGTAGAAGGCACACAAACAAAAATACTTCACAAATTAATACCAATAGACTCG